GTATGCCATTTATCAAAAGGTCGCGTTTCCCGCTGGGCAGCTGGGATGTACTCCCCAGTTTCTGGGTCAGGGGCCTTACCAGTGACAATGTCATATGACTTGCGAGCCCACTTCATGTATTCCGGATCATTAAGGGCCGTATCAAGAAGTTTCTTGTGAAGCTCTGGCTCTCTTAGCTTTAAAAGGTGCAGCGATTCCGCCATTGCCATTTTTTCTTTTGCGCGGCCCTGATACTTGCCTTCGTTGATAAAAATGATGGGGTTACCTGTAGGCGAGTCGTCGCCGTACTTAGTCTCGGAATGCGGACCGGTATAAGGGCGAATCTCTACGTCTTTCAGTAAGCGATCAAATAGCCCTGGCATATCACGCACTCATCGCTGAACGTTGGCGAGGCGTCTTACCAATATAGTCGAGCCTATCTCGCCAGGAAGACTCGCGGATCACGGGCGCGCTGTAGGTCGAGAACTCCGTCATCATCAGGCCCAACCACGCCAGGGCATCAACCTGATCATCGTGCACCCCGTTCGGGAACCGCAGCAGCTCCGCCACCAACGGCCCCGTGAACACTTCGTTGCGCGGCAGGTACACCATGCCCTGCTGCATCCGGCCCTGGATGGCACGAGCCCGCGCTTCCTTATCCCTGCGCCCCGTTTTAAGATCCTTGAAGTACGCTTCGTAGAGCCCTCGCTCACGAACACGTTTCTCCAAAAATGGTCCGAGGGCCATCTCAATGTGACCCTTTTCAATTCCAATGATAGACGGTTTCCACTGTTCGTACAGGTCTAGTATACGCTCCACCAACTCAAAGCCGTCGAACCTGCCCCGTACTACGTCCATCACGAACAGTTCGTCGTACTCGTTTACTCCGATGACCATGCCCACGGAGTAGTCGTTCCTGTCCTTTTTACCGATAGCCAAGTCCCACGCGCAGTAGTACCGCATCTGGTTGTGGTCAATGTCCTCGGGGTCGTAGTACTTAATCATGCCCCGAGTGAAGTAATCACCGTCATCGGCTACGGGGTTCTGCTGGTAGAGGGCGGACCAGTCTCGGGGACCAACGGCTTTTTGGATACGGAGGAGGGCTTCGTTGTCGTAGCGCTCGGGGTGAAGCGGCTCACCCATCGCCCGAAACTCCTCATCTTCCTCCGCAATGGCCGGATAACGAACCACCTCCCACTCGTCCCCACCCTCCGCAGTCGCCTTAAGCAACCGGCCAGCCAGATCATCGTCATGCCAGCGAGTAAGAATGACAAGAACACCGCCGCCGGGAGCAAGTCGCGTGTATGCAGTCGACGTGTACCAGTCCCAGTTGGCGTCTCGGTTGTTTTGGCTCTCAGCATCTTCACGGTTTTTTACAGGGTCATCGATAACAAGGATGTGAGCACCTTTACCAGTAATACCGCCCCCAACACCAGCAGCAACAAATCCACCGCCAGCGCTGGTAAGCCATGCTTCAGCAGACTGGCTATCGGGGTCCAGACGGGTCTTAAACGCGGTTTTATATGTCGGCTCACGAAGGAGCTGACGAACCTTGCGGCTGAAGCCCATAGCCAACGAACCGGAGTAAGAACAGGAGATAAATTCATGATCTGGATTTCTACCCAAATGCCAAGCCGGGAACGCAATCGACGCAAGCGTGGACTTTCCGTGACGGGGCGGCATAAAGAGCATAAGCCGTGGCGACTTTTTCTCCACAACATCCTGAGAAAATTTCTCAAGGCGGCGGCAGATATCCTTATGCACCCAACCAGCAGAGTAGTCAGGGTTAAATCGCTCAACGAAGGGAAGTAGTCGCTTGCGCGTAAGGATTCGGAGAGCGAGTTCCTTTCGAGCCTTTTCTTCAACTGAGAGCTCCTCTTCGACGGTTTCCGTTTCCACCGGTGCGGGTGGCGGTAGCGCCTCGACGTCATCCGCTTTGCAGTAGCAACAGAGCCCATCTATCTCTTCACTGTACAAGGTCTCCGGATGGAGGTTCTTGCACCGCTTACAACGGCGCTTTGGTACGTCAACCATGGTCAACTTTTGTCGGGCTCAAGGTAGTTGCCGCGTTTACCGGCGATCTGGAGCAACTCTTCGTCGGACATACGCTCCAGCTGCTTGGCGCTAGTGTTGATGTTCACGTTGATCTGGGTCGCTTGGTCAGGCATGCCTAAACCGTGCAGTTTGACCAGAGAATCGACGGTATTCTTCATTTCCGTGGCGTTGGCGGCCGCTGAATAGGCCTCCATGTACAGCATATGGGCGTTTTCGCGGGTGAAGTTCACCTGCTCACGCATTTGCTCACGGTAATAGTTGATCGCGGTTTGAACTGCAGGGCGTTTGGACGCGTCTAAGGCGGTTGAAGAACTGGCGTAGCCGGCCGCACGGCCTGCTGCCGCTACCGACATACCACTTACAATGCCTAGGACTAGGCGCTCTTGCTGAACGGTAAGCTCACCTATCTGGAGCCCCATGTATGGTAACTGGGACTCAAGGGCTAGGCGCTCCGCGTCAGTGGACGGGAGGTTGTCGGGCTGCTCTGGCTCTTGCAAGTTCGCTGCTGACATCGCTATCCAAGAAGACAAAGATGGGCGCACGTTCGCCCAGTTCGTTGATGTGGATATATTCCAAAAACTCATCGAGCGACGGTTCGTTATAACCGGTCGCTTCTAAAATTTCCAGAACGTGGGTGGCGTCGTACACGAGCACTTCCGTGTCTCCGCGCACCCCGGTACCTATTACGGCCTCATCGAGACCATTAATAGCCATCATTTCGATATCGGACATATTGGCGAGATACTAATCCCGTTAAAAGTTAATCACAAGAGTGGTGGTATATGGTCTTCACCCACCAGTAAAGCATATCCGTGCTAAGAGTATGCTTCAGAATGTTAATTCTGTACGCCACAAGCTGAATATTCCCTCTTATATAACCACGGTTGCCGTCGATGCGGTCGATGGACGCATTGAACTCTTTCCTGCCCAGGCCATCGGCGTGATGGGTCATGTAAACACCGGACACTGCACAACGGCCAGATTGCCGTTGCCAGAGGTCGACTAAGTCGTCGATGGTAATTGTGAAGTCGTGGGTATCTTTGCGCGCGCTTTTGGATTTCGTCAGCAGACGACGAAGGTACATCTCGTAGGTGGAAGAGGCGGTGATATTGCGCTGTGTAGCTGTGCACTTGCGGCAGGCAGCCCTTACGTAGCCATCCTTGAGCTGTTCGAAATCTCCTATTGGAAGGTCTTGCCCGCACACTTCGCACGTGTGCAGGGATTCTTCCATCCCTCGCCCCCGAGGATCACTTGTTTTGCCTAGTTAACATCCTGTGGAAATTTTTTGCAAAAAATTTTTTGGTTTTTTGCTTTCTGAATCGCTCACGCACTATCTCCCTCCCCGCCACCAGCCAGCCCCGTTCCCCGAATCACCGCTTTGGAACCTTGTAACTGATCACTTACCCGGAACCTTGTCCCACAGTAACCCCCTCGCTCCTTCGTCGCTCGGCGTCGGGTTCGTTTGTGTAATTAACGGTCTCACAAGGAGATAGACCAATGAGCATCCGCACCTACAGCGTCTTCGCCAATCGCAAAGAAGTCGGCACCTTCCTCTCCACTCTCAACGGAGCCAAGATCATGGCCCGCCGCCTACAAGATGCACTGCCTACTGCATCCATCGCGCTTCGCAACAGCAGCGGCCCCGTCAACGTAGTCGTCACTGGCAACCAGCGTCACAGCGTCCTACTCGCTAACGCCAAGAAAGCCCTAGCCTCTACCACCGTAGCCACTGCCACAGACCTCGATACCGGAGAACTCGTAGCAGTATCCACCAACTCCCTCGGCCTTCTTGTCGCTAACTAAAGGAGATAGACCATGGAAAACTACCTGCTACTTCGCCATGAAGAGTCAATGGTTGACGGGGTTGACGTCTTTGAGGACTACGAAACCGAGACCTATGTAGTCCTAAACCCTCACTGGAATGCTCGTCTCTCCAGCAAAGAAGGGCGCCATGCGTTCCGTAGCTGGGTCATAGACAACTTCTCCTGCGCAGTAGACGTGGCCATTAAGCAAGGCCTCAAGTCAGACCACTACTTCTTCAAGATCTGCTATCGCTAGCTAAAGGAGATAGACCATGGACGACTTCAAAAAAGCCCCTATGCCCATATGCGCCTACTGCGAACTGCCAATTGCAGAGGACGACGACAACCCAGAACAGCTCATCTGCGAGTGCTACTACTGCCACGTATGTGACTGCCACTACACCCACGAAGACCCTTGCCTTTACCACTGAGGAGAAACCAAATGCTACCCAGAAACTTCCACCGTCTTCCACTCTGGCAACAGATCCCCACTTTCGTGGCTAATGCTTCACTCATCGACTGGGCTCCAATACTGCTCGTCGTCGGTGGACTTACCGTACTCGGCCTCATGGGCAATCTCGCCTACGAGGACTCTCTTTCACAAGCTGAGCTCTACCGGACCATGGTGTGTGAAGGCACCTGGCCTGACTACAAAAACCTTAACCCTACCTGCAACCAATAGGATAACTAACCATGAGCATCGCCCATTTCGTCTTTTACATCTGCTGCAACGCTTCCTTTGTCGCCGGCATCCTCCTCAACCCGACCGTCAAAGACTTATTCGGCATCACTTACACGCCCCGACGCGTGGTTATTACAACCCTTGTCAACGCTGTGCTAGCTGGCTTCATCGGCCCGTATCTCTTTGATATTGAACTGTCCTTCGGAACCATGGCTACAGGACTCGTATTAGGTACATTGGCTAGTATCGGATTAGTAGCTTACCTCAGGAAACTAAAGAAGAAGGAGGAGGCCTATCGAGCAAACATTCGTCGTATCGCTGACCAACTCAACCAAGAAAACCTGCGTCGTACTAAGGACCTTATCGTCCAACTCAACCAACAAGGAACCAACTAACCGTGAAACTCAAATCACTGCTCGACAAAGCACGGACCGTGGCCCAAGAACAACTGCCCAAGGTCAAACCAGCTGCAACCAAGGCTCTCGCCTACGCAAAGGAGAACCCCGACACAGTGCTGCTCGGCCTTACTACCCTCCTACTCTTCGACATTGAGGACTCTCTGGAGGACATCGAGGACAACACTGACGTATCCGCCTACACCGACGCCGTCGACCACCTAGACCGTTACGGACGTTAACCCCCCACCAGGAGCTGCTACCAAGCGGCTCCTGGTTTTTTTGTTGCGCTGAGTACCTCGCGTGCCAGCGCCTTTTTGAAAGGACCATGAACCGTGTGCCATTGCCCTCTGTCAGTTGACAACGGTTCACGGCCCGTGGGCACTGTACATCCATCCATGGGTGTGTGTCCTGTGTGTCCAAAACGCTTTCGAAGTGGACACACAACGCCTTCTTCGTAAGTCGTTGATAACGTTACGTAAATCACGATGTGTGTCCGGTGTGCCCTGTGTGACCCCATTTTCAGACCTTTACTTGGACATCAACACATACGTTTTCAAAAACCTCTAAAAAGAACATTAAGTTGACTAAAAAAGGGGGCACACATTGACACACAGAATAAAATCAATGACTTAAGTGGACACACATGTAGACACACACCCCCAGTTCAGGACACACATTGAGCTGTTTCGTGCACACAATCTAGAAAGTTTCGAGCTTTGTGTCGTAAGTGAACCCCGAATCGTGAACATTAGACACTCAACCATGTCTACCTAGCCTTACATCATGAACCATTGACCTTAAATCACGATTCTTTATTACTTTTATTCATAACAAGGAGCACTAACCATGGGACTAGATCAATACGCGTGGGTAGGCCGTAAGCCAACGGGCGAGGACACCGAAGACTTCTACTGGCGCAAGCACGCACGGCTGCAAGAGTTTATGGAACAGCTCTGGCGCGAGAAGGGATGCGAGGGAGAGCTGAACTGCAACAACCTCGATCTCACCGAGGAGGATCTCCTCGCCCTGCAGGAGGCCATCGGCAACGGGTACTCAGACTACTTCTGCGAAGGCGGCTTCTTTTGGGGCCACCAGTTTCAAGAGGAGACGGTGCAGGAGT